GTGATAGACACTTTGATATGACAAAAGATATATTGACAAAACTAGGTAGTCAAGTAAAAGATATGTGGGCAAAAAACGATTGTTGGGAAAATTTAACTCCTGAAAACTATAAGTTTGTAGAAAAAGAATGTAAAAAAATATTAAAAAAAGATATGATAGATGAAGTAAGTGGTTGGCAACAAAAGTATGATGATTGGAATGATAAATGGAAGTAAAAGGATTATATTGGTTAAAAGATAATTATATTAAACCTTATGATATAGATGAGGGTAAAAGAATTATTATGTGTGGTGTTCCAGGTGCTTTTACAGAAAATTGTACTTATGAACATCTACCAGGTTTTGTTAGTAAACTAGATAAACTAAAAGAGTTAGGTATAGATAAGGTCGTATTTGTTTCAGTAAATGACGCTTATGTTATGTGGACTTGGAACAAAATGCACGGTCATAAAGATATTGATAGTGTATCAGACCCGATAGCAGAATTTGCTAAATCAAAAAAGAAAGACCTTGATTGGGGAAAAACTTTTGGCGTTAGAAGTTCAAGATATGCCTATCTATGGGAAAATGGCAAGATTGTAAAAGAATTTAAAGACCCTTATATTGATGGAGTGATAAAAGAATTATGATACCAGGAATAGCAGAGTACGTAAATATAAAACCAGACTATGATACTTTTAATAGATTGTATGTAGAAGTAAAGGCTACATCATCAAATACATTTGGTAAAACACCATTTAAAAGTTATTCATTAGAGGATAATAGAACAGGTGTGCCTACTGGTTACGAACAATTATTTGATTCTATATTATCAAAACATAAAGAAGTACATCCACATTATCAATTTCGTTCAACAGGTTTTAACACAGCAGATAGTACAGAAAAGGATGTATTTGCTCATACAGATATTGATTTAGATACTGAACACCCGAATGGTTATAATGTTGTCATACCTATATTTGGAAACTCAAAAATAATTTACTATGAAACTAAAGATGATGAAGTTTATTTACCTGAAAAGAATGCTCACGGTTATGCATATTATCACGAATTTAAAGCACAAAAAGAAATGGGTCAATATACACCAGAGTTTGAAAAGTTTTTAAGTGAAAGAGAGATTGGTCATATTGTAGTTGATAAACCAATACTAATACAAACTACTACAATGCATAGAGTAGTGGTGACAGAGGCACCTAGGTGTGCTTGGGTGACAAGATGGAATAATATTCCTAAAGATATAAGTTTTAGTCAATTCAAACAAAAGGTAGAAAATATATTATGATAAATCCAGAGAAGATAGATGTACAAATAAAAGAGCTATCAAAAGAACAATTAATAGATATATCAAAAGGTATACACAAACAAGGTGTAGCAGTATTTTACAATCAAAAACTAGATGAATCTGAATACATAAACACATTAAAAAAATTTGGTGAATGTGAATCACCAGATTTGTTTATGAATCCTAAAGAACATCCGGAAATATTTTTAGTCACGGGCAAGAGAGACAAAGACGGTAAAAAACTTGGTATGTTTGGCGATACAGAATTAGGCTGGCACTCAAATGGTAATTCACGACACTTAATAGATAAAATATTAATTAGTTTATATTGTGTAAAAGAAGATATTAATACAACGTTAAGTGTTTGCAATACTCAAATGCCTTTCTATGATATGTCAGATGATGAAAAAGAATATTGGCGTTCAATTACAATTAGACTTAAATTTAAAAACAATACAATATATGATTTAGAAGAAGGCGACCCCGAGTTAGAGTTTATGAGTAAGAACAAAGGTAGTATTCGTAAACTAGTTGGTCAACATCCACATACTGGTTTAGAATACTTTTATTTTCCTTATCACTTTATCACGAAAGCTTGGGAAGGTAAGAAACAAATTGACGCTGAAGAAATGATTAAAAAATTAATGCCTAAAATATTTAAATCTCAATATCAATATCATCATATATTTAAAGAGGGTGATTTATTATTAATGGACCAATTTACAAGTTTACACCGTAGAACACCTGTAATGGATAATAATCGTTTACTATGGAGAATAGCTGCAGATTTTAATAATGTCTATAAGTAAAAGAATACCTTGGCCTAAAATAACAACAAAGACAGGTAACGTGCCTTTGATGAAAGAGTATGCTATGCAAGATATGTGGTATCTTGATACACCAGAGGCTAAACCTATTTTTGAAAAACAAGCTGATATAATAATTGAAAATGAATATAAAGGTATAGTAGATGTTGGTTGCAGACACGGTCCGGTAAATGAAATCTTATATGAAAAAAATTATAAAGATTATCAGTATTATGGTTTTGACACTTCATTAGAACCTATTAATATAGCACAATACGAATGGGTTGGCAACCTTAATATTGAATATGCAGTAGGTGATTGGTCAAATTTAAAACCTGTTAGTTATAAAGTAGATTGTATTATTTTTAGTGGAGTTTTATTATATGAAAAAGAACATTATAATATGTTTACAGATATTATGAAATTCTATAATTGTAATAATGCTATAATACAAGAGCCTTATCATACTCAAAAACATTATGATGAAAGATTAAATTTAAAAACTATTACAAGAGATATGCAACAATATGATTTTTGGGAAGAACATATTATTGACGCAGAAATATTTTGTGGTAGAAGATTAGTAGCACACGCAAAATTATTATGATTGTAAAAAGATATTCTGAAGACCCTAACAAATATTGGCCATTGATAGAAAAGTTTAGATTACAAACTTTTGATGAAGGTAATGATAGTTTAACTCGTAAAAAATATAATCCAGATAATGAAGATATTGAAACTTGGATGTGTTTTAAAGATGATAAGTTAATATCAATATCGGCAGCTGAAAAATCACATTACACAAATGACCCCGATATTGCAGTTAGAGTATGTCGTTATCACATTTTAAAAGAACATAGATTTACTCATTGTGGTTTAATTATGGCAGAGTATCAAATTAAATGGGCAAAAGAAAATAATTTTAAAATACTCTATATTACCCACGACATTAAAAATAAAGCGATAAATAATCTATATCAAAGAAAACGAAAAATGACCGATAAGGCATTTAAAGATTATATAAAAGGAGAATGGTACACAAAATTACAATTAGAAAATAAGTTTTTATTTAAAACTGGTAAAATGTTGCAGTATGTTTATAGCATTAGATTACAAGATGACAATTTTAAATGGCAACCAAAATCTGATTACATTATAGAAAGAGAACATAATGGACAAATTAACTAAACATAAACTACCTAGCGTAGCAGACCTAAAACTTGATATAGATTTAGAAAAATTAAGAAATGCTACAAATACATTAGCAAATGATTTTAAAGATGTAAAATCAGCAAACCCTATGTTATGTGATAATCATATGGATTTAGTAAAAAGTGTATATGATAACTTTGAACAAATTAACTTAACAACGCCTAGTGAAATATTACCACACACTTTAAGTATTAAAGAACGATTAAAAAGAAAAGAAGAACACTTATATAATGTACCAACACCAGAATATACAGGTAGTTATTTTGAACATATTGTAAAACAATGTAAAGCACCAGCTAGTAGAATTAGAATTACAAAATTAGCACCAGGTAAGATGATACCTTTTCACGTAGATTATGATGTAAATTATGGTGTTAGATGTATTGTTCCTATATTTGGTGGTGAGAACGTAGTAAACTTATTTAAAAGAGATAAAGTTGAGGCTTATACTTTAAAAGACGGTACTGCTAATTTTTTAAATATTGGCTTTAAACACGCAGTAATTAATATGAGTAATAGACCAAGAATCGCCTTGATGTTTACTCTAAATGGTACAAAAGATATAGAAAAACTATTATAAATAGTATAAAGGAGAAAATGTGATATGATTACAATTGATGGAAAAGAATATGATGAGACAAAATTTAGTCCTGAATTACAAAATTACCTAGTAGTAAGACAAGAAATTCAGGTCAATGCGACTAGACATAAACTAGAGCTTGAAAAAATTGATGTTTTGACAAATCATTATAATGCCAAGATAGTAGAATTAATAAAAAAAGAGACCCCAGCAGAGACTAAAGAGAAGAAATAGATGGCCGCAATAGCTAACTTAACAATAGACCAAGGCGCAACTTTTACCTCGGATGTGACGGTAAAAGACGCCAATGGCAATGCATTTAACTTGACAGGTTATACGGCAAGAGCGAAGTTAGCAAAAGGATATCAATCCACGCAAACTAGACAAGATTTCACAACTACAATTGCTTCAGACGCAGCTACAGGTACGGTGACATTATCACTTACAGCTGCTCAAACAACAGCCCTAGAAGACACTAGATACGTATATGACCTAGAGATTCAGACAGGAGATGTTGTAACCAGAGTAATTGAAGGAATTATCTCGGTACGTCCACAGGTTTCAACTTAATTCTAACTCGTTTTCGTTATAAATATAGAAAAGAGAGGGAGATTTATGCCTGATATTACAGCAAAAATCAACGTAAATACAAGTGCCGGTCCACAAAAAGTAGCAGTAACCTTGCCCTCAGCTCAGGCTGCCGGGAACAGCACTTTACAATTAAAATTATTAGGCGATGTTGACACTACTGATTTAAATGATGGTTCATTATTACAATACAGAGCTTCAGACGGTAAGTTTGTAACCAGAACGGAGATAGTAACCACAACCGGAACGCTCTTGTTTAATTGTGGTAA